GTCGACGGCTAGGGGACGTCCTGCACGCTCAAGATGGCGTGGATCTTGGAAGGGTTCTTCACCCCTCTTCAGATACCACTTCATCAAGGCCCCGGGTCCATCCAAAGAATCTTTGGGGATCCGGGAAGAGACGTACCATCCCTTGACAAGGGGATAGTCGTATCTCTTGTGCATCTTTTCTCCGGAACGAACGTCGAGCCATACTTCGTATGGCCGACTCCGAAGGAACGATGCACGTCCAAGAAGGTTGCTCTTGGCTGTAGCGAGTTGGTTATCGCTACCGCTCCACGCTATAGTGGGCGAGCACACAGGATATCTCCCCTTCAACAGGGGTTCTATCTGAGTGTCTAACCAAGCACAAGTCTTCCAGAAACCAGCCAGGTAAAGCTGATTCCTGAGAGAGACGAGTGACGCAACTTCACCTTGCTTCGCGCGCTTCAGTGACGAGGGTATATCACGGCGTACGCGAATGGGAGTTACCCATTCGCCGTCGTAATAGTCTCCTCCGCAAGACTCCCGGAACTTCCCGTTCCAGAAGCTCTTGTCCTTGTTGACTTTGAGGCCGAAGGCCTCCAAAGTCTGGATCACTGAGTCGACACAATCTACGGGGACAATGATATCATCCCCATAGACGCGCACCTGGCCCCGATAGGACTGAATGTCCTTACGGGTCAACTGGCAGCTGAGCTTCTGTTGAATCCCAACAAAGATCAAGGTCGTAAAGACCAAGGCCTCGATCGGGAAACACAGAGCGGAGCCCATAGACGCGTACTTGGCCAAATGGATTACTCCATGGCCGCGTACATCAGCCTTCGTGCTCCGAGTCGCTTGGATTGCCTCAGAAAGATGAGGCCACCTTCGCAACAAGGAGACTACATGCTGATTGGAAACCCTATCGGATGCTTCACTCATATCGAGTGTCGCGAGAGTCTTGTCACGACTCCCAACCCTGGCCATTTCCCTATTTGGGTTCTGGTCGGAGAATCCGACGAATCCGTACGCGAGGTTGCGGCGTGTATTAATGCCAACATGCCTCCGTTCGAGATTCTTGACCATGCATTCGGCGATGGCCTGCTGCGTGAATTGCATGCAGGTTGGCTCGATTGCAATGATCCTTGGGGTCTTCAGCGTTTTAGGTACGGCGGTGACCTTTACGGGTCGTTCCGCATCAGGCTCCAAGAAGGCGACACGAGTCAGTTCCTCTTTGTAAGAGGGACTGGGCAAGCAAGTCTCCAAAAATGGAAAGACTGGCTCAAGCCTCTGGGTCCACTCGACCTGATTGTACTTCTGGTTTCCCAGAAGCCGATCGGCCGTGACCCCAGGCCCGTGCTTCGGTAGAAGTGACCCGTCGAGGAGCTCTCGCTCCACTTCGGTAAACACATCTGCCCAGAGGATGACCGACAACCGTTCGAACTCCTGAAGGAGGTCTAGCGGAATTACCTTGTCAGCCATTCGCACTTCTTCATCTACTCGGATGTAGCTCTGCATGGCGCCTTCTACACGCTTCTTAGGAAGCTTACGAAGGATCTTGCCGAAGGAATGCGTAAGCACCCTAACGGCTAAGATGGAATCCACACAGGGCTCATCGAGCAGCTGTCCAGTACCACGGTCGAACACGCGATCGAGGAAACCTCCTAGAAATAGGGGGAGACCACCTCTCCAGGCAAAACCTTGGAAGAGGTTGCGATCCACCTTGCCTAGTTCGAGACTTCTTTCGAAGTCCTTACCAAAGCGAGGAAGAGTGATCATAAGGAATTGATCACCCTCATGTTCGACACGCCTCTCGAGCTTTTTATAGTCGAGAGTGGTGCTAGTGTGACACCAACCGGCCAGTTCATCGGCCAGTTGCTTCCACAGGACCATCAGGCTTTTCACCATGCCCTCCTAACGAAGGGTCGTGGGTCCGTAGCCTACCGATAATCCCTAACGCAAGACTCTATGATGGACGGAGTTACCTCCGTACCACCAACTACCCCCAATATGACACCACTGAAGGTGAACATAGTAAGGGACAGTGTCTGCGCGACCATGCGCGACTGTTCACGACGTCGCCGCTTACTAGGCGGCGTTGTCATGTCAGTTTTCTCCACCCAGAAGCTGGGTGGCGCGCGCTCCAGAGCTAGCAGTCAGGTACGCCGTCAAGGCGTCCACGATCTGCTTACGCTCAGCAACGGTGTACTCAGACGGATCGAAATCCGCGACGAGCCACACGCTGCCGGTTGCACGCCGGTTGACCCCTGCAAGCAGGGGGTCGGCAGCGACCTTGGAGTGATCAAGGCGGAGCATGCTGTTCGTCCGACCGCGCACTTCCTTGTGCGAAACGGTGAGCGAAACAGTAGAGTCATCCTTTCGGAAGACTCCCTTACGCCCCTCCCTGTTGATCAGGGGGAGCGTCTGGGCGACCGCGTTGATTGTTACGGTCTGGGGATCGGCGAATGCCATGGTAGGCAGTCCTTTCAGATTAGACGTCCTCAGTATAAGGACATCGTGGAAGGGTGCGGCCAATGATAGGCCACCGATATAACACTATGAAAGCGTTATACCGGTCGACAGCGCCTCAGGTCTTAGAAAGACCTAGTGCTGCCATGATGGCAATCTGCCTAGCAGAAAGACTGGCAGATTGGACGCCAAAACCATACGGGTGCGCATGGATCCGCTGTTTGATTTCGATACTCTTAGACCGTGAGGCCTTCGTGTATCGAGGCGGGAACTGAGACTGATCATCGAAGGTCATGTCCCAATTCATCTCATGTCTCTTATGATTCAT